GCAGAAGTTGAAGGCTTTACGGCTAGCAGTGCAACACTGTCACCTACTGTAATGCGTTCCAACCACACCCAAATTCAATCGAAGACTGTAAAAATCTCCGGCACTAACGATGCTGTAGACGCTTACGGGCGCGCGCAAGAAACAGCGTATCAACTTTCGAAGAAAGCTGCTGAGTTCAAGCGAGACATTGAATTTAACTTGGTTGGTGACCGTACAACTGGTGGTAACGATGCTGCTGCTGGTAACGCCACAACTGCACGCTACACAGCTAATATCCACGGCAATGACGCTGGATCAGCTGCTGTTATTAACTCTGCCGTTATCGAAGATGTAGGTACTTCTAGTACTGCTGCTGCACTAACGGAACAAGACATCCTGAACCTTGGCGACAAGCTATATGATGAAGGCGCAACTGCTTCAATCCTTATGATTAAGCCAGCTGACTCTCTCGTCATTGCAGGATTTACTCGTTCTGCTGTTGGCTCAGGTAACGCTCGTCAAGAGCACTTTGTTAACGGTGGTCGCACATTGATGAACGTGGTTGACGTTTATATTTCGCCTTACGGTGAATATCGCGTCGTTATGAACCGCTTTATCAAAACATCGACCGCACTTCTTTACGATCCGGAGAACTGGAAAATTTGTGAGCTTCGCCCAATGACACGCGAACTGCTTGCCAAAACCGGTGATGCGGACACTCACATGATGGTAACCGAATACGGTCTGAAGCACGCTAATTACAAGTCTTCAGGTCTGCTTCGTTACATCAGCTAGGTAAGTGTGCCCGCGGGGATTTTGCTCTCCTTTGCCCTGCGGGCACCTCTACCTGAAAGGATAGATATGTCAAAAATTATTGATAGCGATTTTACAATCAAACAAGAAGGTGACGACCTTTTCCGAGTCACCAAACAAAACATACCAGCATCATTTTTAAAGCAACTGCACGACGAAAAACATGAGTCAAACGGCGTTACAGCTAGTGGCGAAATGGTCAAGCTCGCAAGCATACCTGTAGCAGTAGTCGAACACATGCAGCGCGAAGGCATTGACGTTTATAAAGCGCCTATTAAGGACATTATTAAGTGGCTTAAAAATCATGACATGGATGGATTTTTAACGAGCACTAAGAGATTATAATGGCCACATTCGCAGAACTGAAAGCAGACGTAATTAATTTGATTAACCGTACTGACTGCACCGACACGCTGTCAGGAACATTTGTAAATCAAGCTATTCGAAATATTGCGCGTACTCTGCGTATACCATCGTTAGAGTCAAAGTACACGGCAACAGTCGGTACATCTGCTCAAACGGTATTTAATACAACGACACAAGAATTATCGATACCAGGCGACTTTCTTGAAACTGTTTATCTGTATACAGACGATAGAATTTTGCAAAGAGTTCCGCTACGCCAATTTATAGAGCTAACAGGATCTGTGCCTTCTAGTGGCAAGCCTAGATATTACACACGCATTCAGAATAACTTTGTAGTAAAGCCCGCCCCTGATGCAGGAACTGTAATTAATCTTATTTATCACAGTGATCCAGCTGTCTTAACAAACAGCACCGACACCAATGTTTTATCCATTGTATCTCCTGATCTCGTTGTATATGGCGCATTATTATATGCGTGTGACTATTTCAACGATCAGCGCAAAGAAGAGTTTAGCAAGACATACGCTGGAATTTATCAAGCTGTCGAAGATCTGAATAATTCTACTGATATGGCAACTAGTGACTCAGCTATACAGCCGAGCTTTAACTACGAACCAGATCTATTTAACTAAGGTATAAAAATGTCGAAAAGTAGTGTGTTTCAGTCAGTATCTGTGACTGAGAGTGATCTGCCGAATTTGCTTTCACAAGTTCAAACAAGCGAAACTAATGCGGCAAACTCGGCTGCTGCTGCAGCTACAAGCGCTGCTTCAGTTGGTACGTCTGCATCTAATGCTGCAACTGAAGCATCTAATGCGTCAAACTCTGCGACTGCTGCTGCTAACTCGGCAAGTGCTGCTTCAACTTCTGCTTCGGCAGCTGCAACTTCAGAAACTAATGCTGCTGCACATGTTACGACTGCCAGCAACCACGCAACCGGCGCAGCAACTTCGGCTACATCAGCAACAAACAGTCAAGCTGCAGCAACACAAAGTGCAACTGACGCTGCTACATCAGCAACTAATGCCGCTACTTCTGAAACGAACGCTGCTACATCAGAAACCAACGCGGCTACATCGGCAACTAATGCAGCGAACTCTGCTACTGCTGCTTCGACACAAGCAACTAACGCAACAAACCAAGCAACAGCTGCCGCAAATTCAGCAACAGCAGCAGCTAGCTCTGCGTCTGCAGCATCAACATCGGAAACAAATGCGCAAACACATGCAAACACTGCGTCGGGTCACGCAACTACAGCGTCAACGCAGGCAACAAATGCTGCCACGTCGGCGACAAACGCCGCAACATCAGAAACTAACGCAGGAACACAAGCAACTAACGCAGCAACTTCAGCGACAGCTGCCGCAAGCTCAGCGACAAACGCCGCAACTGCACAGACAGCAGCAGAGTCCGCCAGAGACTCAGCGCTAGCAGCTTTTGACTCATTCGACGACCGCTATTTAGGAACAAAAACAAGCGATCCGAGCACCGATAACGACGGAAACACGCTTGTTGCAGGCACGCTTTATTTTAATAGCAGCACAAGCACGATGATGCTTTACACAGGCTCAGCCTGGGTCGCAGCTTATGTGTCCGGTGGCAGCTTTGCTGCGTTGTCTGGTGCAACCTTCACTGGTGACGTTACAGTGCCTAACCTCATTACTGCTGGTAATGTCGATGGTCGTGATGTGTCTGTTGATGGTGCGAAGCTCGATGGTATTGCAGCCAATGCAACAGCCGTAACTAGCCTAACTGATCTCAGCATTAGCGATGGCACTAATGGTCAAGTCTTGACGACAAACGGCTCAGGTTCGTTTTCATTCGCAGATGCTGCTGGTGGTGGTTCAACACAAGATGCTGATGGCGACACCAAGATACAAGTCGAAGAAGGCACGGATGACGACACCATCCGCTTTGATACTGCTGGTAGTGAAAGACTAATTATAACCCCGACAGGGAACGTGGGTATAAACACAACTACTCCATACGACAGCCAATGGGGGACGGACGGAAATAACACAGAATTAGCTATCGAAGGCGGGTCGACAGGATACGGGGTTCTCCACCTTCGTGGTACTGGCGCAGGGACAACCGACACCCGTTTTAGCATGGGTGTAGGTGATACCAAGTTTTATATGGCGTATGACCGCATTGATGGCGCACACCGGATGACCATGAACACCGATGGTGCGATTGGTTTTAATACTACAGACGTTGGAACTGAGACCCTTACTGTAAACAAAGTCGGCTCTAGCAGTTATGGGGCAATCCAGATACGCAGAAGCAATACCGATGGAGACACTAATGGCGGTTATATTTCTTTTGCCCAACGAGATGACTGTAGTACCTCTTGGGTTGGGCTAGCAGGATGGGATAACGCAACCGACCGAACAGTTTACCTTGGTGGTGGAGGCTGGAACATTCAAGAAGCCACAGCAGTAGTTCTTTATGCAGGGGCTTACGACGCTGGCAGTGGTGGTGCTACTGAATCCGCTAGATTTGCCGCTACCTTTAATATGTTAAAAAGGCCTACGACAGTTCAATCTAGTGGTGTCCCGCTGAAAGTAGACAGCACAAACAGCAACAACTTTAAGCAACGCTGGGAAAATAATGGCTCGGTAGTAGGTTACCTTGGCGCAAACGCAAGCTATGCTTTATTGGTGGGCGGTACTAGCGCGAATACAGCATTTCAGGTGTCACAGAGCGGCGGTGAAGTTATGCAAACTCGCGCTGGAACAAACGCTCACTATCGCTTCCATCTTGATGGCGCGGCTCGTAATTACATCTATGCAAACAGTGCTAACGAAATTGGCTTTCTGACAACAGGCGGTAACTGGGCGTTCAGATGCGACAACTCCGGTAATGTTACCGCCACCGGGAACGTGACAGCTTACTCTGACATTCGGTTGAAAGAGGATATTAAGCCAATCGAAGGTGCGCTAGAACGGGTAAGTAAACTTGAAGGCGTTGAGTACACCCGTAAGAACACTGGTAAGCGTGAAATAGGTTTCATTGCCCAAGACGTAATACAGCATGAACCAACGCTCGTTGATGTCATGGACACATCTACCGCCCACACGGACGAAGCGTTTAGTGATCTACACGTTATGAAATACCAGAACACTGTTGCCTTACTGGTCGAAGCCGTTAAGGAACTGAAAGCCGAAGTGGCAGAACTAAGAGCGGGGTGCTGCCATGGCGCTGCAAAGTAGTGGTGCAATAAGTTTGGCAAACCTTCAAAGCGAATATGGTGGCTCTAATCCAATATCGATGAGTGAGTATTATCGCAACGGCGGGTTAGTACCAAACTCAATCAGTTCGACTGGCCCAGGCTCGTATACTTCTTACCAATACAGCCGAAACTCTACAGACTGGAACGTGTATATTTTTGGCACTATTAATTGGGGTGGCTCTACTATTGTAGCCACCTCGATAAACATAGGAACTACTACTACCAGTTTCTCAACAGGTGGTTACGACTACCAACGAGGTAGTTTGCAAGAAACTATCACAACTAGTGGCGGCAAATTTACTGTTACATATTTTCATTACAGTGTGCGCCGCAGACTATCCTCAGTCACTACGACAACAAGTGTAAATCAATCTGTACCGACAAGCGGTCAAATCAGTTTGTCTCAATTTTATGGCGGGAGAGCATCGTAATGTCATTTCATATTGATAGAACAACGAACAGTGTTACTCGTGAAGAGTTCGAACGTTTGTTTGCTGAGGCTTTTGACTACTTAAGTGCAGAGCGACAAAGGCTAGGCGACAACCTTAAAGAAGATTTGTGGTTAGCACTGCGACACGACGGATCATTTATTCATCGTTATTTAGAAGATGATTATTTAGTCGGCGTAGCATCACTTATAGAATTATTAATTCCGTACGAAGGCAAAGTTGAGCGTTGGGCTCATTACATCACGCCGACCTATGGGCACAATAAGACTGGATCTCGTGCATGGTGGTATAGTGAAGAGTTTCAAAAGCAAGCAAGACAGTTTTGCGATGAAGAAAATTTTGACAAGCTGCTCGTTGTCCATAATCCAGGCAGTCCGGCAGCTTTAGCTGTTGAAGCTGTTTGGGGTCAAGCGTGGGGTAGTCGCCAATATTTTAATAGACCTGTTATTAAATCTTTAGCAGAGACTTTTGGTGATGCCCGTAATGCTTTCGGTTACCCCGATACAATGCAATGTTTTATCATGGGAAAAAATGAGGTCTGAAATGGAAATAGATCCTGCCTTGTTTTGGAACTTAGTATTAACGCTAATTATAGCACCAGCAGTGTGGGCATTTAGGAACATGGCAGCTGAAGTAAAACGATTAGACATTTTATTAAATAGAACCCGCGAAGATTTTGCGACTAAAGAAGAGCTACGTGAAGACATCGACAGAGTGCTTGAAGCACTACATCGAGTAGAAGATAAATTAGATCGAGTATTAAGCAGGTAAAAAATGGACCCGATTAGTGGTGGACTTGCTGGTCTTGCACTAGTTCAAAAATCTGTAGAATTAATTAAATCGAATATAAATACAGTAAATGACATACGTGACATCGCCAGTACGATAGACTCTGCGTTTGCCGGCGAGAAACAAATACAAAAAGAACGTTTCGGCACAAAATCAGTAATAGGCCAGCACAAAGATGCAGCTACTTCGGTTATTGACGCGAAGCTAGCGCAGGAACAACTCCATGAGCTTTCTGTACTAATTGATAATCGTTTTGGTTACGGCACGTGGAGACAAATAATTAACGAAAGAGCAAAGCGCATTGCAGACGAAAAAGAAGCAATACGCGTAGCAAAAGCAAAGAAAAAGAAGGAGCGAGAACAATTTCAGGAAAATCTAAAAATTTTATCCATAACAGTCGGCTGCGCCGTGCTCGTCAGTTTAGGCCTGATCTTAGTTATCGTTATGTAAAGGACGCTATGAATATTGATGCACTAGTAAAAGATCTTCGCAGACACGAAGGCATGAGAAACTTTCCGTATAAATGCACAGCTGACAAGCTGACTATTGGTATCGGTAGAAATATTGAAGACGTCGGCATATCAGATGACGAAGCTGATTATATGCTTAAAAACGATATACACCGTGTACAGGAAGATTTAGATCGCAACGTATTATATTGGCGAGAGTTTCCAGAGCCGGTGCAGCGTGCACTAGCAAACTTTGTATTTAACGTAGGCATCACACGTGCTTTGAGATTTAAGCGTATGTGGGCTGCACTACAAGAGCTCGATTTTGACACAGCAGCCGAAGAGCTGTTGGACAGCAAATACGCTACCCAAGTTGGAACACGAGCTAATGAACTAGCTAATTTGATACGGAGTGGAGCATGATACAGGCGCTTTTAGGTGTCGCCGGCAATATTGCTGGTGCATATATGGAAACTCGTCGCATAAAAGCTGAAGCTAAAAGCAGAATTAACGAAGCTAAAACAATTGCAAAAATAAAAAAAATAGAGCACGAAGCTACTGCAGCTGCAGACTACGATATAGAAGCACTGCGCCAAACACAGTACAGTTGGAAAGACGAGGTAGCCCTTGTCGTCGTGC